CCAGCATTTACTCTATTAGCACGAATTTCTGGCGTAGTGGATCTACTAAAACCCAACCACGTACCAGCAGATGCATTGGAATGATGGTACGGTACACCAAATAGACCCGGCAGTGATGCAGGTGCGATCAAACCATCTGTCACCAGTTTATCGCCCGCGATTACACCCGCGACCTGTGGAGTAAGACTGATAGACTTATTCTCCACATCCCACTGTGTAATCGTACCCTTACCCTTTAGAGTAGCAAGAGTAGTATCAAATACCTGCACTGTCTGACCAAATCTAACCAGACGCGCACCGAATCCATCTGTAGTCAGTGTAAGTACGTTTGATCCACCCGCAGGTGTATCAGTAGTTACTACACCAACTACACCATCACCAGCCTGCATCATCTGACTATCCAACTGCCTTCTCATTTCATCGAGAGCAGTAGCCGTCAGTCTACGTACAGAATTGATGATAGCCTTACGCGCATCATCAGTAGCCCACTGAGTCAATTTGGTGTACTCAATGTTCTCACTCAAGAACACACAGTTGAGTACTGCCTTATCGAATGTGGGACCACCACCACGACCCAGATCGCCACCATCTGGATTAAAGTACTGGAAACTACCACCGGGCCGTAGTTCCAGAGGAACACGCATCTGACGATGAGAGATCTTTTCTACGTCACGTTTCTTAATGTGAGCATAGAATTTATCTTCTCTCTCAAACAGCACACGGACTTTTGGAATTACCTTTTCCAGTTCCGTTGCTGCTACTTGACTTTCAACAACTGCCATTTCCCCTCTCAGTCTTTCATTAACACGTCTAGTGTAGACATACCTTTTGGTATATCTTTTCCTGTCTTGTATTTTCCACTAGAGGGGGAAGTGGATCGTCCCGGTTGTATTGGACCTGTCTTAGCAGGTCTTTCTTCTATCTCGCCGTTATCCGACCGCCTACCCTTCAAAGCATCTGTTCGTGCCTTTTTTATAACACTAGGCAAAAGTGTCTTTGCTTTACTCAGGTAGGCTGACTTTATCTTATCCGTCGCACTCTTGTCAAAGTTTGACTCAAATGCCTTCTCCCACAACTTGTCTAATAGGCTCCTAAATCTGGCGTCTTTACCAATCAATTCCTCTAGATTATTGAACGCCTCAGTCGTGGCATGACGTTTCACATAGTCTGACATCGTTCCGTTAGGATCTATGTGACCGTCTATGGTAGCTTTCAACACGTTATCGGCTTTACCCTGTAGATCATCCTTCACCGACTCGAACGTAGAATATACGCGCTGTTGTTCCTGCTGCTGTATCTGCTGTTCACGATACTGTTCATCAGGTCTAACCTGTCTACTGAGGGGAGTAGGCTGCTGGAACTGTTGTGAACCAAATACGAATTGATTCAGAATATTCGCCGCTGCCTGTAATGGTGCGCCCTGTTCTCCAAGCGCGCGTCCCTCACGTACCATCGTAATGATGGTATCTTTCATCACGTTACCGAGTACGTGATAATAAGCCTGTTGATCTACCTGTTTCAACGCTGGCAGATAGTTGTCAACGATCTTGTAGAATGCGTTCTGATCTTCCTGTCTCGTCGCACTCAGAATGTTGGTAATGTCACCATTCATTACCTGTTGTTCAGTCTGATCTAGTATCCTAGCCTTCTCTGCCGCGATGCGCGCATCCTGAATCGTAGGCAGAATCTCAGTGAACTGCTGCTCTCTATAGTAGGCTTTCTCAAGATACGGGAAATCCTTGAACAGCTTAGGATACTTCGCTAGTATCTCTTTCCTGCGTACAGGTGTAGTAAGTTCTAGTAAATCTTCTTCTGATGGCGGCTTGAGTTCTTCTTCAAGTTCCTTAATCTCATCTTCTTCATCTTCATCTTTTCCTTCTTGGTCTTTTGGTGTGGGTTCCTCATCTTTTTCACCTATATCAGTTTTACCTACTTTAGGTAGTTCTAATACTTCAGGTTCATCTTCCACATTCAATAGCTCGAAAGTTTCTTGTCCTGTATCTTCTACTTCATCGGCCATCTTAATCTCCTATTGCATGACAGGTTGGCTCTGTCCTTCATTCATTGGTTCGCCTGTACTGGCACCCTGTTTTTGGGGAGGTGCTTTACCCGTCGGTGGTGGCGCAGGAGGCATCATCATCATCTGTTGTTGTGCCATCTGCATCTGCATCTGCATATCCATGTCCTTATGCATCTTCATATGCAATAGCACATTTTCATACCCTGCTGGATTCTCTAGTTTACACAGTCTACCTGCATCACTGATGAGCCATCTCCTGTCGATATCAGCCGCTAATGGATGATTATCTGCATCAAAATCTGGTTCTATTGATGGTAGTCTCATAGGAGGTGGAGGAGGCATACCTGCCATCATAGCCTGTTCTTCCATCATAGGGTCAGGAGGCTGTTCTATTGGTTCACTACCTATCAAAAGCTGAATTTCCTCGTATTCCTTCTGTCTATCGTCCTCATTCGGTATTACGAATTCATTCAGTCCTACCGCCCGCTTGATGTATGGAATATTCTCAGGAGTCATCAGCATAGCCATGATGGGATCACTGTTCATCTTGAACAGTTCCATGATAGCATCCTTCTGCTGATTCCATGTGATAGGAAGATTCTCATTTGCCTCTAATTCGATCTCACCTATCTTACCCTGAAGTTCTGACATTCGGATGAAGATGTTGACGAAGTTACCGAATTCATCCTTTTTTACCTGTTTCTCATCATCCTTCATCTCTTTGATGTACATTGGGATGACTTTAGCGAATACTTGCTTCCACCAAACTGTCAACATCTTCCATGTAGTCTGGAGTCGTTGTAGTGCTTGGGACCGGCTCATACTGTATTCTGATGCGGTACGAGATCCAGTCATTTGACCACCAAATAAACTTGGTAGCGCACCCGATACCATCTGTCCTATCTCCTGTACCTTTTGCGCGAATGGTAATACCTCCTGAGATAACGTGGCTGTTTTGACTTCGTAGAATCCTTCTGATAATGGTTTACCAGATTTTGGTGTGGCAGGATAAATACCACCTGGAATTACTTCTGAGTTGCGATATGCGTTAAAATTAAGTACTTTTGGATCTGCAAAAGTCTGTGGGATTCCATGCTCCACAGTTTGGAGTACAAGCGAAATAAGATCGTTGGTGATATCTTGTACGGAAGTAAGGAGTAGACCAATAGGATCGAAATGAATATAATCCGACAGGGGGTTATAAGTAAGGGTCCAGCAATCATCCAAAGATTCATTTTCAGCGTCTGCCACGAAGTCATCAACTATCACCACTTTCACGCCATCTGGAAACTGTTTCTTGAGTTCCTCGACTTCTTCCTCTTTCAGAATGTTGTAGGAACACGGACGAAGCCAACAATTCCTTACAGTGACGTTGTTAATTGGATGTTCCCCACGATACTGAGGTGAAGTACGCCCCCATTGTTCATAAAGATCGTAGTGCGCGCTTCCTCTTTGGATTTTGTCTCTGAGATGTGGGTATTTGTGTAATACGTTCGTGAAATGAGTTTCGTACGAATAGATGAGGTAGGAACATTCAGTTTGATTACGCGCCCAGACGGGTACTTTAACGAAAAGTCCACCATATACCTCCATACAGATACGAGATTTGGGATGTTTCGTCACGCCCGTCAATCGTCTGATGGTGACAGTCTGATTCATCTTGTCTGGAATGACCATCTGCGCACACGTAGGACACATCTCCAGTCCCTGATCTATCATACTGTCAGCTAGAACATCCTCATCTCCCGGCATGAACTTATCTTCCTGAACGTATGAGATGGTTGGATCTGCTAGTTCATTCTGACAGATTGGACATACTTTCTGTTCATGGTATTCAGGAACTTCATCGTACGTTTTCTTCTCGTATGTTCCGTATGACACATCCTCCTTAGGATATGCGTAACACGCTGTCATCCCCTCAGTACAAAAAACAAATAAAGCATGTAACCAAAATAGAGGAGCGTCATTGTGTCTAAATACGAGTTCCGCAATCTTGTTACCAGCCTTTGCCGTCGTAACATCTATGGGATTGTCGGCGTCATCAGGATAGCAAGTAATAGGAGGTACAGTGACAGACAGAGCAGCAATGATAGACTCCAAGTATGCCCTATAGATGTTGACCGGCTTGTCGTAGTATCCCTGATCAGTATCCTGACCGCTTCTTTCAGATTCCGGTATACGCCAGTCATGTGCTACCTCACTATAGTATGTGTGCTGAATATTCTCCCATAGCAGCTTTAATCTACGCCATTGACGTATCTGACGATCACGCACACCTCTATCCTCATCATCGAAATGATCGACAATTACTTTGAGTAGGCGTTTAGTCTCGTCGTCTAATTCTTTATCAGGCATTTAATAGCCCGCCGATTGACGCGCGCGTCCTCTAGTATTATTTCTCCCTCCACTAAAGATACGAGGCATTCTCTGTGTAGTGGTAATAGGCTTATCGTTCTCGTCTTTTCCACCAGTATCAGAGATTACGTCATATCCCTTACGGAAAGGCTGATTTCTGATAGCTTCCTGTCTACCCTGGAATATCGACTGCGACAGATTGGGGAATGACTGATCCAACTGATTCATTGGATTCTGATTGTATCCATATCCACCACGCGGCATCACTCCACCCCTCGTATTAGCTGTCTCTCGTCCTGTACTTGCTAGTGGAGAATTAACTGAGGTCTTACTCTGGGGTGATCCACCTCTATCAGCAAAGATACTCTGTACTCCTCTAGCTGCTACATCTTTCCAACTAGGAACTGGACCTTCCTGTACTATTCTACCAGCCCCACGATATCCACCCGGTTCATCCATTCCACCACGACCAGTCAAACCACCTGCCAAGATACTCTTTCCAGTCTGTTTGGCTACATCTTTAGCAGTTCCCCAGAATCCTTTAGATGGAGCTAATCCTTTACCAGCTCCAACAGGTACTTTAGCACCTAGATATCCTGTTGCTCCACCTACTGCACCAGCTTTCAGTGCATCTTTCCACGATCCACCTGATGCCTTCTTCTGAAGCGCACTTGTACCGGCACCAATAGCCATACTAGCCAATGGACCTACACCGGGTATGAATCCCGCTGCTATCGGAGCTACTTTTAGTAGACCTTTTCCGAGAGATCCCCAGAATCCCATTTTTCTACCCTACTTCAGATTTAGAGGAACGTCTACTACACCGAGCGCGCGTAACAGAAACACAATAACGATTAGAACTACAACCAATCGAATCACTATCACGATAGGTGGACTCATTGGAACATATGTTTCAAGTAGATAGAGACATACGCCTATGACAACGAGGACGATGAGGAGAGTAATCATTTTTTCACCTTATGCTCCAGAAATTTACGAGCCACTTCAGGAGATGGACCTACTCCCTTATGAGGCTTAGCCCCGTGTGCGATAGCTTCCATGAATCTTCGCTGTTTCTCTGATTTAGGAGGCATTTTCTCTTACTCACCTGTACTTTGCAGTACTGCGTCAGGTTCTATACCCAATTCCTTCTCTAGTTTCTCTATCTCTTTGTGTTTCTCGCGCATCAATTCCGCTTGTTTACGATCCTCAGCCTCTAGTAGCTGTTGACGCACACGCCACGGAGTGAACTGAGGGCGTATCGGTACATGTTCCTCTGCTTTTTCAGGTAGAGGCTCGGGTTTATCCTTGTCCAGTAACCTATGTAAGAGTTCCCCACGCTCACGCTCACTCTTATCGAGTTGCTCACGCAGTATCTCACACGAATTACATGGTATAGGAGTCAACCCGAACCACTTGTACATTAACTCTTTAATCAATGTCGATGATACCTTGCAATAGGCTTAATCGTATCGTCTGTCTCTACCTTCGCCATGTTACGGTAGAATGCGGTCCAATCATTGCTCTGATTCAGCTTATTTATCAGTGCCTCTTGTGCTTGGATACGTTTAAATTCTTGATTAGATTCGTCAAAAAATCCTTCTGCTGCATCGACAAGGTATCGTAGCCCGTCGATAGGGTCATCACCCTCAAATTCCGCAATATCTTCTGCGGGTTTATTTCCCTTTGGCTTATCGTATGAACACGCTTTGATTGCTTCAACCAGAACTGGTGCTGCTCCTGCAAAAATCTGAAGTTTAGGCAGATTTGTCTCTGGTTCGGGTGGATTGAAAGATTCCAAATAAGATTTATACTCTTTTTGGCCTCTATTTCGCATGATCCACATAGCGTATTCTTCGTTGTACGGCGCAATCTCTTGAGGATTAACAAGTTTAGGTGTCCAACGTAGATATTCATGTATTAACTGTTTCCCTGCTACACGCGATCCGGGTGTATTCATGGATAATTCTATAGGTTGGCCTAATTCTTCCTCAATCTGCTGCTGAATTGTGTGTTCTTGACCTCTATCTTGTCCTGCTGACTTACAGAATCTGATAAGTCTAGGATTCTCCTTGTCAACATGGACCTTAACATAAGAAGCCCACTCCGCAATCTTCGTTTTAACCCAATGCTGTTCACGATAAATGTATACACGCTTGTTTGGAGAGATCGCAGCATAACCAATCCATGTCATTGCGGTGAATCCCCAGTCACCAATGACCATCTTAGGCCACCATGCAGGGATATCAAACTCTGGAACTACATGAATTGCATTATCTGGCTCATCTTCAAACTTTCTATCACGAAATTCATCAAAAACTTGACCCTGATACGCATCCCAGTCACCTAATAACTTGGCTTTACGCTCAGCCTCGATAGTTATTCCTTGAAGTGACTGCTTATAGGTGGGGTCAATGTGCTTATTATCTTCGAGTGTAGAGTGTATATAGATTCTCTTATTTCCACCACGTCCAACGATAATTTTTCCACCCTTTGGATAAGGCTTAATGAATCTCTTATAAGTCCATGTGTGCCCGATACCTCCCGGCATTCCGGCTGCGCGTGTGATACTGGGTAATCCTGAGTCTTTTGGGGCACGATTCCTCTGAAATGTAATGTATGTGTAAATCCACTCAGTTATGCTTGTTAATTCATCTGGAGTATACAAGCATATCTGCATCGTATCGTATTGATGTACATCATCTTCATTCTCACAATGACCTAGAAAGATCATTGCTCCGTCGTTGGTTCCTCCTGTACCTCCATATTGATCAGTACGTGGAAAGGTCCAACACATCTCTGTTTTATTAAGGGTAGCACCAAATTTTCTATACAGTTCACGACTTCTTGGGATAATTTCGTTTCTAAGTTCTGGATAAGTACGTCGCATGAAAACTTGCTTGAATTTGGGGTGTTCATGCCATCTGTGAACGATACCGTAAAGTAACAGTACGTCAGATTTTCCTGAACCTGCTCCTCCTCCATAGAATGCTTCCTTTACGGTAGTAGGAATAGATAGAAATAGTTCCTGTTTAGGCTCTGGCCTCCACTCATTACTACTGAAAACAGGCTTAGAATCTACTACATCCATGATGGTCCGATTCTACCTCCACCACCGCCTCTATTCTGCATGTTCCAGAATCCACCTCCACCCGGTCCTCCGGGCTGCATTGGCTGAATAGCGCGCGGTGGTTGATTCTGTAATTGCTGGAGATATTCCATAACATTACCACCCATAGGTGGATTCTGTGGTCCTTTAGGTATTCCACCCTGCGGAGGCTGCATATCAGCATAATTACCCGGAGGAGGATTACCACCATTCATCATGGGTGGAGGACTATTTGGTGGAGCAGGTTCCATACCCTGTGGTGGAGGAGGTGGAGTTGGAGGTCTGAATGGATTAGGCCCAACACGCGGTGGACCTAGATTTGGCATTGGTCCTCTATTACCTCTATTTGCAACATTCTGCATCATGTTGCCTACTTGACTACCTTGAAGTATAGGTCCACTACCACTCATTGATTGTGGAGGAGGATTAGACGGACCTAATCCTACTGGTTGAGGACGTGGTTGCATTCCTCCACCACGAGGGGGCATCTGATTAAACATCATAATTATTCACTCCACAAAGGTGTATCAGGATCGAATGCAGGGACATATCTCTCAGCTACTGGTGGGTAATTCGCAGGATCATCTTCCTTTACCCAACATGGATATCCTTCCCCGCCAGAATCTATCTGAAAATCCCAATGAACTCCATCTGGTGTAGCTACGATATCAGTTGTGAATCCCTGTTTGTATGCTTCCGTGGCTCCACCATGATTCTCTGAGCCTAGTTTAGCTGATACGAGTCCTACGTATTGACGACGTAGTTCCCATGCGATGTATTTAGCCCATCTTGCACCACGTTCGATACCTGCGCGTGAATCATGTTGGTTGGGTCCAATTCTATCTATTCGTAAGAATCCTTCATCATTAGCTTCAGGATGACCCGGTTCATACAGATACGGAAATAACTGGATACGGAGATCACGGACTAGATCATATTGATCCTCCAGATCTCCGTTCTCTAAAAAGGGCTGTATACCCTGACTGTATTAGCTGATCTAGTTTCCGTGAGTACACGCGCATTCAGGTCGGGCGCATCTAATACTCTAATCACTACAGGATGATCGCCATTGACTCCCGGCTTATGTCTGATTCCTCTGAAGTAATGTCCATTCTTTCTCGTAGTCCAGATAGTGAATCCCATTGGTTCTTCACCATCATCCAAACCTACGGTCACATGACATGGAGTAGGAGGATCTTCTATTTCCAGATCAATTCCATGTCCATGTGGATCTGAACGATTACACTCAGGATCAAAGCTATGCAATACTACGCGCATCCCTGTCTCCTCTGGAAATTGAATTGAATCTGATATCTGTTCATACTGTGGTGCGATGAGAGGATTGAGAGCAGGATCATCATATCCAGTTCCTCTCCAATCACCTGCTGAAAATGCTATAGCTCCCTCAGTCTCATGTCTCTCCGCTAGAAGCCGTGAGATAACTGGTGCAATCTCCTGTATCTCATGCCTGTTCGCTTCAGTATGACCCGCATTATTTGCATTGCTGAAATACGTTTGAGGGATTAGAATGCATGGTCGATTAGCCTGAGTGATTTTATCTCTACGAGATTGCTCGAATGCTTCGATAGTCTCTCCAAGAGGTTTCTTCCAGTAACATTCGACTCCGATTACGTCCGCATTCCACGGGAGAGCTACACCATGAGGAACGTATGCGATGATTGGAAGATCGTCTAGTTCACCATGATTGATACGCGCTTTGATATCATCAACTGCACGTACAATAGCATCAGCATCTCCATCTGGATTACCTGCTGTATAGTAGTAAAGCCACTCTCCGTTATCATGTCTCTCTACGTGATTAGGATTCGTCTTGTCATCTAACCAACAGTTACCTGGGAATGATCCATTATTATAGCGGTCGAATGATCCTAACCAAACTTTCCTGTTGACTGGAGTGATAGGATCTAGTGGTACTTCAGTTTCCTCGTATGGACACGCGGGTAGGTCCAATACATTAGGATGTTTAGCTAGATGATCTGGTCCCTCACCTGTGGTGGTACTGAATGCTACAATGAGCCGCCCGTCAACGACGACAACATCGTGGTGATATACATGATCTGAGTTGGATATGACATAATAAACGTCTGGATTAATTCCCTTGTGGGAGATAAGTCCAATATTCTCAGCGAAGTATGTAATCCAGATCTCACCATTGAGTTCCGCTAGTTTAGCGTATGATGCACCATTCAGGTGCGCGTATTGTTGATTCCAGAATCCTAATCTTCCACCAGACTCATTCCAAACTGCGCGTTCCCATCCTAATACATGTAGCCCATATCGTGTAGGTAGATGATGTTCTCTACTATTTAGTTTGACGATAGTAGGCCCATTGTCATCTGCTCTATTTGGTGTGAATACTAGACAACCATCTCTAGCTGCTGTTCCACGTCCATCAGTTACTACACGAGACAGTCCACCTGATGGAGTAGTGATCGCCCCTACTAGTCCGATGCCTGATCCCCATGCGAGGAATTCACCTGTTTCAGCAGACGCGCACTCATTAATTAAATGTCCTAAGTTTCCTGAGTTACCAGAATCTATATTCATCCACCATAGTTGATCGTTAATCTGGTGAAGTACAGTGTCGGGGTATAGCCATACTGAGGGACCACCGCCATCATTCCTCAGTAGGTGGCCGTCTACTGAGAGAGGACCGTTGCCTACTCCCATTACAGCTTGACCCCGACTATTCAGTCTAGGCATTATGCTTTCTTTAGAATGACAGGAGTATCAGCTGTAGCACGTATCCATCCACCAGCTAATGTAGCCTGTCCACCCGTGAGAGTGACCGCGACGTTAGCAGTGAATGCTGATGTAAGTGATTGCTGAATAGTAGGAGTAGTAGCGTCAGTGAATAACACTACATTGAAAGGTGGCAATGCATAGATACGATTGGCTATCATTGTCCACGGCATACCGATGGATAATACTTCGATGGGCATTACTTGGCTTTCGGTGTAAGTGGAGTTCCTTCTGGTACTTCCTCAGTAGGTAGAGGTTTATTACCATCAAGGATTAGAAGGATAGCCCCATATGCCTTCTGCGCGAATCTACTATCGGAGCATGATACATCCAGAACCTTCTGAATGTAGAGATTCTGTTCCTCTGTAGTCTGTAGTCGTGGAGACTTTACAAGGACAGGATTGAATGCATCCTGATATGCTGGTACTTCTACTCCCCTGTTGTCACGATGAGATCTACTGTGATGTGCTGCTTCTGGCATCTCACTCTCCTATTCTTTCCGTGAGGTCTTAGACCCTCCTTTGGAGGGCGAATTATTCAGGAACGTGGATAGTATCGAAGCTACGTTCATCTCTGAACTGTGGTGCGAAGATAACGAACTGTGGTGCCTTCTTATCTGGATCATCCCCACCATTAGTCTGAGGCTCAAGATTCTTTATGATGACTGCCATATCCTTAGCGATGCCTGATAGATCTTTAGCATCAGCATAGTCTAGCTTGTCTTGTGTGATGGCTCCAAGTGCTTGATTCAACGTGCGGCTAGCTTTCTTGACTGCACGCGCACGCGACTTGTTTATGTGTGAGATGATGGATTCTTTAGGTGAGTTATAGGAAGTGGTGGATGTAGCGCCCTTAGCGTAGGCTGATACAGATGATGGAGAGATACCGAAGTCTGCTGCCAAGTCTAGTGCGGCTTGTCTACCATCAAGGAGAGCAGTCTCTCCGATTATTTTGCGTAATGAGTCAGGTACATTCTTATCCCCATTAGATCGCCCGCGTGTGGGTACATCTACTATCTCTCCTTGTATTGAAGAAGGATGAGACTCTTTTTCATTGCGAGCCTTGCGAGCGCCAGATAGATGAGCTAATTCTTTCTGTAGATCATCATCTGATACTATACCGATGGGCATATATTACTCCGAGTAAAATCATCTCACAGGTTTTCTCGAATGTCAAGTCCCGAAGTCCTTTCGATTCAACGGTTTGCGGGCGCATAGTCGGGCCGCTTAACCACCCTTCTTTATACTATTGTAGCATAATATGGGACCCTAATTGTAGGATGTTATTTCATTTTACCCTGAGAGATGTTATTTCAGGCAAGCCCCCTCGGGAGTATGCGGAGTCTCATCTCCGGCATGGGTGCCGGGGTGGGGGGCCTCGGCCTAGTCTCAAAAAAAGATAGAAAAAAAGTAAGATGGTGCTTGACACTGAGTCGGTCAGGCCTCATACTGGTTTTGTCGTCGCCCACGGGCAAGCCTCACAAGGGCAGTAAGTCCCAAACAAGCGCGACCAAGTTCGGGGTTGAGCATCGGAGTTCCCCCACCAGACGGCAAACGCAAGGCCCCGATTCCGGCGGGGTTCAAACCGGAGAGTGAAAGGATAGTCTAGATCATGGATCAAAAGACTAAGACTGCGGAAGCGACGAAAGCCTACGGCAAGGATCTGCCGGAAGCTCTGTCCTACGAATACTCGTGGACGGAGTATGCAACCACAGAGGAACTGGTTGCGGCAAAGGACGAGTTGACGCTGGAGGAACAGCGTAAGGTGCGGAACGTAGAACGGCAGGGTAAGGCGCGACAGGCCGAACTCACCAAGAGGCTGACGGCTGCTGGCATCGAGAAGCCGACTCTTGAGACTGACGACCAGCTCAGACTCCGTGAGATGTTCAAGGTTCTCATGTCCTCGAAGAAGTATACCGAGGAAAAGGCGCGGGAAGTCGCGTCGGCTAACCTCGGCATCGACTGGGCCGAGTAACTCTCTCATCATGGGCCAGCTGATAATCCTGTCAGCTGGCCCATCATCATCCGACATCCGAAAGGACGGAACATCATGCAGACTGTAATCGAAATTCTCGCCATGACCCAGCAGGAGCTTCGCGCATTCAAGCGCGCAATCAAGATCCTGATGGCTGCCAACATGACCCAGGCGCACGCAATCGAAGTCCTGCTGGTCGCACGTCGTGCGCGACTCGCCGAGCGTATTCGCCGCGCATCCTAACCGACAGGCCGGGGGACAGCCCACCCCGGCCTCTTTTCTCATCGTCCTGCCCCACCCTCTCCTGTGCATCCTTCGCTACGCTGCGCCCCACCTAATTCCTGTGCATGATCTGTGCATCCTTTCTTCGATAGTCCTGTGCGCGCATTAGGTCAGATGCCCTACTCATACTGGGATTATACTCCGCTACGCTGCGCTGTGCATAGTTACTGTGCATGATCTAGCATCATCCGACACATTATAAAACCTTCCTGTGTGTGTGTGTGTAGGTGTGTGGTGGCAAAAATTCCCCCGGTTGGTGTCCACTCTAGGTGACATGTCCCCCAAAGTATAATATAATATCTCTTTTTTTTTTTTGTTTTTTTTCTATCCGACGCATTATACTTTCGTCCACTTTTGAGGTCATTGACATGGCTAACGGGTTCTGGTAGACTCACCACACGGACACGCACACAGACACACTTGGCTGGCATGATCCCGCACACAGCGGCTCCAAAACAATGTAATGGAGGATTATGGATGCAAAGGATCTCACATGGATAGCAACAGTATTCGACTGCGAAGGTTGCATATCATCACAGAAATCTCAATACAGAAAGAAGAATGGAGAGGTATCAAATTATGAGAATGTAGTAATACAGATAGGTCATTGCTCAGAGGATTTAATCATTCGATTTCACACGCTCGTAGGAATGGGCAAACTGTATGGACACAATTACAATTACTCATATCTCTACAAAACTGAACGCAAACAAGTCTACTGGTGGAAGATCACCAATCGCCCTCAGATACTGGAGTTCATCGAATTAATTTGGGGTGAATGGATAAGCGAGTACAGGCGCGAAACAATAATCAAATTAGGAGTAGCACCAAAATGGCTAAGCATCCACACAGAGTAATTCTCATCAACAAGAAAACATGGAGATGCACACTACCAGGATGCGCATTCTTCGTTCACCTCGGACTCGCACACGTATTGATAGGAAAACAAGCCATATGTTGGGAATGTGGAGATGAGTTCACATTAGACGAGCAGGCAATGAAGGACGAAATGCCAAAATGCACAGAATGTAGATTCGGATCAGATACACTGGACAACATAGAGGCTACTCTTATACCTAAGAAAGAAGTATGATGGCTCATTAGAAAAGTGTCCACTTTAGAGGGCGGCCCTAGATGTTGGGGTGTCCGGGCCGATTCGGGCCTCGACACCACAACATGTTGGGGCTTGACAGGGGTGATATACTGGAAGCTGGACAAGTTCCGCCAGCTCATTATGATATTTCATTATAATGAGCATCTTAATCCGAAAGGACATTACCGAATGAAACGGTTCTACTGCACAATCTGTCGCAAAGTTAAGCGTGTGAGAAAATATCCACGTTCGGTGGATATCTCCACGCGCACTTCAGTTCATCCTGAGGAACGTGTCGGAACATGCACCAGACACGAAGATGGATGGGAAGCTGCACACAGGCTTCCAGAGTATCGTAGAAAGGTGGCAAAGTAAATGTTGCCCAATACTGTAGCGAAAGTTCCTACTAAAAAAGGTGAGTGTGAAGTCTGCGTCAACACTGATGCAGAGCTTTTCCTGCATGATAGGATTTGGCTCTGCGTAACATGCCGGGACACGCACTTGGCAAGTAAGAACGTGTCAGTCGATCGTATCATGGATGACGTGCGTAAGTATGATACGCCGACCAATATGAAACAGGATGTTCATCTCGCACGTACTATGCCCATCATCGAGCTGCGTGCGATGATTGAACAGGATGAGAACATTCCTGCTGACAAGAAACTCTCCGTATTCACTCAGATAGGCTACGAGAGATTCTTGGAGAAGAAAAAGGCCATTTTCGAGGCACAGCAGAAACTTGCTGAGGATCAGGATGAGGCGAGACTCTGGCAGGTCAATCTTCAGGAAGCGGTAGGTAAGCTCAGAACAGAGGAGCGAGCCAAGTATGCGGAATTGAACATCTCGTATACGCCTACTCCTATCACGAAGAAACAGAAGTCCACAAAGCCTGTTAAGCAGGGTAAATCATTCTCCGGTAAGGATAAAGCTGCATTGTATGAAGCAGCCAAGAAATACGATGTTCCGGCTCAGGGTGTTCAGATGCTAATCCACAGTCACTCGGATTGGACATACGAACAGGCCGCGAAACATCTTCACGGCATGTTGAATCCTGAATAACTATCACGTATCCGAAAGGACGTGGGATCATGGACAGAAGGCAAGCGTCAGAACTACTCAGAAAGGAGATGAATACTCACGGTCTACAGGACTGGAGTATTCGTCTCAATCAGAATGCCGAAAGTCATTTCCTCGGCTTGTGCTCACACAAGGATAAGTGCATTATCTTATCCGCCCACCATATTGATATTCACCCTGATCCAGATGTGGTGAATACCATCCGTCACGAGATTGCACACGCACTCGTCGGTCCATTCCACGGACATGATGACACGTGGGCTGCTAAAGCACGCGAGGTGGGATGTGACAACACTCTCCCTTGCAGTAACCTTTCACTCTCTCCTGACATCATCGACGCTATCCGCTCCGGCGCTACAGTCGAAGTAACTTTCGACGAGCAGGTGATACGCACTCCGAAGTATAACGTCACACGGCTACAGGACAAGTGCGAAACGTGCGGTAAGGTAGCCAAGTCGGTATCCGAAAAGACAATCGAGATGCCGGGTGACACAGCTCCAGACATGAAATACATCACACTGGAGTGTGGTCACATGATGATGCGGCTCATACCCAAAGGAACACCATTCCATACGTTCCAGATGGGTGGTGATCCTGACTGTCAGCATGAATGGGACAAGAACTCCTGTCTGAAGTGTAATCGCAAGCGTCCCTATCAGTTCCAGCTTGATGGTATGAGGTTCCTCGAAGCTGGCCTAGCAGTCAATAATGGTGCTGCATGTTTCGATGAGATGGGCCTCGGTAAGACCATACAGGCAGGTGGCGTCGTATACTTCAATCCGAAGCTCTGGCCCACGCTCTGGATTGTCAAGTCTGGACTGAAGTATCAGACAGCATCATTCATCATCAACTGGCTGGGTGATGAGCACATTCCACAGATCATCAATTCATCGAAGGATTGGATGATACCGGGCCTGAAGCACTACATCATCGGCTACGATATGCTCGTGCCTAAGACGCGCACTATCAAGAAAACTGGTAAGGTCGTTAACTCGGGATTCGATATCGCACAGTTTGATCGTATCGGTATCAAGTGCGTGATCCTAGATGAATGTCAGCAGATTAAGAATGCTGATAGCTCACGCACTCAGATGGTTCGCCGGGTAGTGAAAGATCGTAAGGTCATTCCACTCTCGGGCACACCGTGGAACAATCGTGGTAGCGAGTTGTTTCCTGTCCTCAATATGATGGACCCCATCAAGTTCTACTCTAATGACCGATTCATTAGGGAGTGGGTCGATACATACTGGCAGGGTAACATCCTCAAGGAAGGTGGTATCCGTCGTATCAAGCAGTTCAAAGAGCATACGAAAGATATGCTGATTCGACGTGAGCGTGCGGAAGTAATGAGTGAGCTTCCACTAGTCAACCGGACTAAGCTAAACGTCGTAATGAATCCTATTGAAGAACAGGTATACGACGCGGCTGTTGAGGAGTTCGTCCAGTGGTATGAGGAGAACATCGAAGGCTTGTCAGGCATGGCAATTATCGCGGCCATGCAAAAGATGCGTCACCTCGTAGGGCTGGCTAAGATCCCTGCTACACTGGAATACGTTGATGAGTTCGTCGAGGACACAGATCGTAAGCTGGTGATATTCGCGCATCACAAAGATGTTCAGTCACTACTCTACGAGGAGATTAAACAGAAGTATGGAGAGGAGATTCCAGTCCTCAGGTTCATAGCTGAGATGAACGCTGTAGCACGTAATGAGGCTGTTGAAAAGTTCAATACCTCACCACGCGCAATCATGGTAGTCAGTCAACTGGCTGGTGGAGAGGGACTCAATCTCCAAACATGTTCTGACTGCGTGATGCACGAGAGACAGTGGAATCCCGGTAGAGAAGAACAGTGTGAGGACAGATTCATTCGTATCGGTCAGGCTGCTACGTCAGTGAATGCCATATACGCGCACTTGGAAGGATTGACGACGATTGATCCTAAGCTAGATGCTATGGTGGAACGTAAGCGTATTCAGTTCCATGCAGGGATGAATAATGGTGAGGCTATCCGATGGAATGAAGATGCCATCATGAAGGATCTGGCAGCATCCATCGTAGCCGCGCACAATGCCAAAAAGGGCAGAAAGAAGGCGTCCTAACTATGAGAATCTTCATTAGGCCAACGTGTGTTGCTGGCGTAGGTGCATCTGATACTGCTAAGTGGAGATGTGGATGCGCACAATGCGTAAAGGATCTACAGAATAAGGGTTGGGCAACTAGCAAGACTGTTAAGGAAGGAAACAAAAACTATGAATGAGAAAGTTCTCGATAAGGCGGTGGAATATTGGAAAGAGGTGAATGATAGCCCACATCGGTGGGCTTCATTCTCATGTGATCCTACAGGCGTGAGAGTGACTATTGGAGTAGTTCACTCTGATGGCACGAGGGAACAGGCGAATACCACGTGCGCATTCTTCATGTCAGTCGAGGGAGATGTGAAATCTGTAACGTGGACTCATCTGTAGAAAGTAGTAAGGACTGAGGGAACCAGAGATAATCTGGTTCCTTCATTCGTTATTATCTTTTGTCCTCGTCTAACCTGTGCATCGTAGGAGAGTGTAAAATGACTGTTGTGAAGTACATCATGTCAACTGGCGTCTGCAACACTGGTGAATTGCTCGCACTCAAGCGTGAGTTCCCGAAGGATTACGAAGGACTCGCACAGATGGCGCGTGATGAGATGAAAGCTAAGGGTATCGAGATCGAGGAGACACAGAAGTAATGGATTCAGCGCAGGTCGGAGTTCTATTATTCATCATTATCATCATGTGCTTAGGTGGTAGTGGTGAGACTACACATTGTGACTGTTGTAAAGAAAAGGATGGTAACTAATGGGAGTTCGTATACTACACGCACAAGCTGCTGCCGTGTTGTATTGTAGCACCACTGATTGGGCTTTCGGTCCAGTCTTTGGTGATACAGACACACACGATGCAGAGGAACGTGCAGAACTATTCTGTGAGTTCTTGCAACCCGTAGATCCACGCGCACTCGATGAGAACGCACTCGAAGCGAAATACGCTCAGTTCTGTAGCGTAGAGAAATCACTGTGGGAAGCGAAGGAAGCTGTATTAGAGGAGGACGATAACTAATGCCTAACCACTTCCATATTGATGTCGTAGTATCTCAAGAGGAAGTGGAGATCATCAAGGCAGAGTTTGAGGAATATGTAGAGGAG